TAGTTGCCGTTATTATCCTTGATCTTCCGCAGCGCCTTGACCGTGGTATCGTTCAGGATGAACTGTGCACGGTTCCTGTAGACAGACCGAAGAGAATGGAACAAGTCCATCATGGAATCAAAGGTAAGGGTCGCTGTAGGCAGTTCCGTAGTGCCTCCGGTCGTAGCTGCAACCTTCGTAAAGACACCGGTCGGCTTCTTTACGCCATCTCCCGTAAGGAAGGCCTCCTCCTCTGCTGCACCGATCCTGCGGGCAAATTCCGTAGAGATATAGGATTCAATATCAAACACGGAATCATTCATAAGTTCCTCGGATACCTTGATCGCGGTGCCAAGTTTATAGGCATCCAGCGTCACCTTGTCGAAGGTATCGTCAGATTCCGGATACGCACCGTTCTCATCCATCCAGGCAGCCGTTCCGTGGGATGCCACAACAGGAATCGTGTGCTGGCCATTCTGCGTCTGAATAACCGTAGCCAGTGTACGGAAGAAGTTTTCATCCTGCAGGGCATCAAGGAGACGCCGTTCATACTCGTCCGGCACCAGGTAACCGCCGTTAGCATCCGTACCGATCGTGAGGACATCCTGCACATCGATAAAGTTTCTCTTACGGATGCTGTTCCAGAAAGCAGTCTTATAAGCCTTCGATGCGATCCCCGGCTTATCCTCGGGTTCTGCTCCTACCTTTCCCGGCTTCCCGGTAATCGGCTGAGAGATCGGTTTATTCAGCTCTGCATCGATCGCTTCCTGCCGCTGCAGACGTTCGATTTCCTTCCCAAGGTTTACAACATCCGCTTCCATCTTGTCATAGGTAGCAGCATCCTCGGCGGAAATAAAACCATCTGCTGTTCTTTTGGCATCAAGAAATTTCTTTGCCGCGTCCCATGCCTTTGCTCTTTTTTCCATCAGTTCCATCATCATGCTCATAAATAGGTTCCTCCTCAGTGTGTAAGAAGCGACAACCGCTTCTCCAGTTGTGTGATCGGTATCATTTCTTCGTTCTTTGTTTCTTCCTTCTTCGGGATCAGCCGTGACAGAAGCGAATCTGTCACTGCCTGTCTCGAAAACAGCATTTCTACCGCCATATCGTCCGGTTCTTCTTCCTGTCCCGGGCCATACAGGATCTCATCGCAGAAGCCGAGCTTCTTTGCCTCTTTCGCGTTCATCCAGGTTTCCGCGTCCATGAGTTTTGAGATCTTTGCCCTTGACATACCGGACTTGATCTCATAGGCGTTCATGATGCTTTCCTTTACTTCGGAGAGCATGTCGATTGCCTTCTGCATTTCTTCGGCATCCCCGATCGCTACTGTGGCAGGATTATGGATCATCAGCATCGCCACAGGGCTCATGCAGACCTTTGTACCCGCCATCGCAATGACGGAAGCCGCCGATGCCGCAAGCGCGTCGATCTTCACCGTCACGTCCCCCGGATAATCCATGAGGGCGTTGTAAATCTGCGCTGCAGCAAAAACATCACCGCCCGGAGAATTTATCCAGACCGTGATGTTCCCGTTCCCTGCATTCAGTTCGTCTTTAAAGGCCTTCGGCGTTATTTCATCTCCAAACCATGTTTCATCGGAAATTTCCCCGTCGAGGTAAAGAGTCCGTTCGCTTCCGAACGTATCCTCGCCCTCGTTTTTTACCCAGTTCCAGAACTTTCTTTTCATACCCGTCCTCTCTTTCTCTGTAGATCATTCCCGGACTCTTCCGGTTTTGTTTCTTCTGTTTCTTTTTCACTGCCGTCCTCCGACTGTGCGGTACTGCCGCTTTTATATGCCCCTCCTGCATCCGCGAGCTTTATAACATTCCCGTTCATGACATGCAGGTTTCCGCCGTCTTCCTCCGAAAGCAGGTCCATGTTTTCGAGAGTCCGCACATCATTCACCGAAAGGATGCCATTTTGTATGCCGGTAGCATACCCGTTCATCCGGCTCTGGTAATCGGCGCGAAGCAATGCATCCACGTTGAAACGGATGAAGTAGGTCTTCTTTTCTTCGGCAGACAACAGCGAAAACTCCATCGCCTGTTCCCAACGGATGATCCAGGGGCGCAGGGAATAAATGACAAAATTCAGACTTTCCTGCTCGATGTTGCTGAAAGTCGCATGTTCAAGATCCGCTATCATATGCGGAGGCACGTTGAAAATCCGGCAGATCTCGTCAATCTGGAACTTCCTTGTCTCAAGGAACTGTGCCTCATTGTTCGGTATGGACATCGGTGTGAACTTCATGCCTTCCTCGAGAACCGCCACCTTATGACTGTTCCCGGAACCGCCGAATGCCGTATTCCAGCTTTCTCTGACCTTCTCCGGATCTTTCACTATGCCCGGATGCTCCAGCACGCCGCTCGGCGTTGCATTATTGGAAAAGAACCGGCTGCCATACTCCTCTGTGGCAATGGATGCGCCGATCGCATTCTTTGACATGGCCACGGCGCTGTACCCAAGGATTCCATCAAACCCCATTCCTGGGATATGCATAACTTCGGACGGCATGAGCACTACGGTGCTGCCTTTCATCGTCCTCGCATCATCAGTCGATGTCTGGTACTCGTAATAAAGCTGCCCGTTCTCATCCCGGTCCATACTCATGCGGTTCGGCATCAGCGGATAAAGAGCTACCACTTCGCCTTTCCCGTTTCGGATGATCTGCGCATAGGCATTGCCCCATAGAAGCAGGTGCGTCATGAGTGCTTCCCGGAAGTTGAAGGAAGTCATTTCAGGATTCGGTTCCCGGTAAAGGATCTCGTACAACGGATGATCCACAGCCTTTTCCTTGCTGCCTTCCCCGGTAGTCATAAAGAGCTGCAGCGGCAGGCCGGCAAGCGATTCCGCAAGAACACGGACACAGGCATAAACCGCAGACACCTGCATGGACGACCGCTCATTGACAACTTTACCTGCCGTCGATCCTCCAAACAGGAACCGGAAACTACCGCCAGCCGTGCTGTCCCTTGGCTTATCCCTGGACTTAAAGATTGAAAAAATACTCAATGCGTTTCCTCCGTTTCATTCAGTGCTTCTCGGATGACAAGGAAGCCGATCATTGTAATGAGAAACATCTGTACCTCCAAAAATGGGCATAATAAAAGCACTTATCCGAGGATAAATGCTTTTCAGAAAAGTTTATAAACCATATTCTTCTAAAAACAGTTTGACTTTTTCTTTAGAATTTACAGTATATGGAATTTCAATTAGCGTAATATCTTCACTTTTTGCATATTGTCTTTTTAAATCATCATGAATTTTTTGTATTTCAAATTGTTTCTCTCCACCAAATAGATTAATCGATTTAAAATGCTGCTGGCCTTGGCATTCTAATAAATACTTAATCTTTTCACTATCATATATGCAGAAATCATATGATAGCTTTTTTTGCCCAACGCCAATAAGATCATCAAATTTTATTTGTTGCACATAGTCAGTACCCAGAGCATACCCTTTATCTTGAAGAAACTGATTTACAAGATGCTCAGCATGTGACATTGATTCGCATCCACACGATATTCGGAAACCAGATTGCAAGCTATGACTTGTCACATCACATTCATTACCACAGTCACATCGGCAATGCCATCGCGTTCTTTTATCTGTTCCACTTGGTGAAATATAGTCATTAGTTTGGAACAGGACTGTCAGTTTTCCAAAACGCATGCCTGTTAAGTCAAGTTGTTTTGATTTGCTAATCCATGAATTTCTCATGCATCCGCAAGATTTTACATTACCATTTTTTAACAATCCACCCTGCACATCAAGTTCTTTCCCACAATCACATCGGCATCTATACATGTGATGATGATTTCCACCAGTGGTAATATGATCTCCAACCCTAAATAAAACTGTTAATGCTCCGAAACGTTTACCAGATAAATCTACCGTTTTGGTTTGCTTTGCAATTTCATGCCGTAAACATCCGCACGATCGAGTATTACCATTCACTAATGCACACATATTTACAATAATTTCATTTCCACAATCGCATTTACATAAGCACCTTGCAAGATGATGTCCCTGAGGTGAAATATAATCATCTACCATACTAGTAACTAATAATCGTCCAAATCTTTCTCCTGATAAATCAACTCGCCTATTTGCATTTTCACATTTTATGCATTGTACTTTCCCTTGTTTTAGAGCTGTCAAACGAACATTGAATATTTCTCCACATGAACATTGGCACTTAACGATTCTTTGCTTAGATCCGTTAGGTGTAATATGTGGCTCAAGTTCATCCAATACAGTAAGCTGTCCAAATTGGATGCCGATATAGTTTTTCATAGGAATCATTTTTCTTGATTTTTTAAAATCATCCATTTCAGCTATCTCTTTCCAGGAAAAATCATTTTGTACTTATGAAAAGCTATTGTTTACTATAAATATTATATAAAAATAATTCCTCTATGATCATATACCGATTCTGCATTATCTGCACCACACCGGATCGCCCGATCGAGAGCCATGATAGTCGCAACCGCACCATCGATCTTCTCCGTAGACTTTTCCTTATCCGGCTTGATGTTGCCGGCAGGATCTGTACGGATAAAGATGTTGTCCATCATCCAGCGAAGCACTGGATTGCCTCCATGCGCGATCTGCTCCGCTAAGGTAAGACGCATCAGCTCTTTTGTCGGCGGAGACATATCTTTAAATCCCTGCCCAAATGGAACTACCGTGAATCCTAGGCCCTCAAGATTCTGGACCATCTGTGCTGCTCCCCACCTATCGAAGGCGATCTCACGGATATAGTAGCGTGTGCCCAGTTCTTCTATGAAAGATTCAATGAAACCATAGTGAACCACGTTTCCTTCGGTTGTCAGAAGGAATCCCTGCTGCTTCCAAAGATCATAATTCACATGATCTCTCTTCACCCGCAGGTCCACGTTATCTTCCGGTATCCAGAAAAAAGGAAGGATCACATATTTATCATTCTCTTCTTCTGGTGGGAACACCAATACAAATGCGGTGATGTCAGTGGTAGAGGAAAGATCGAGGCCGCCATAGCAGACACGACCTTCCAGTTCTTTCGGGTCAACAGGAAATGCACAGGCATCCCATTTCTCCATCGGCATCCAGCGTACTGCCTGCTTTACCCACTGGTTTAAGCGAAGCTGTCGGAAAGCATTCTCCTCGGCAGGATTCTGCCTAGCTGATTCACAGGCATCTTTCACCTTATCAATACTGACGGTGATACCCAATGACGGATTTGCCTTCTTCCACACCTTTGGATCATTCCAATCGTCGCTCTGGTCAGCTCCGTATATGACCGGATAGAAGGTAGTATCATGTTTCCTGCCTTCCAGGATATCTTTTGCTTT